GATAGATCAACAAGTCAACCTGAAGGTTTGAATATTAGAAAATCAAACGATATTGTTACTCTTGATTATTCTGAGACCGAATACTTAGATCAGAACTTTGGGACTAGAGTAGAGAGTGTAACTCCTTTCATTCTAAACTTCTGGAGAGGATCAATTGCACTAACTCCTGCTTCTGATGTTTGGGTTGATACGGTAAGACTTGAAGCCAAGTTTATTAATGTTGAAGGAAACTATGCAAGAGTTCTGAGAGATGCTGTAGAAAATCTCAATGTTGATCCACAAACTGGTTTTGCTCCTACAGTTTGGAATTCTTGGGTAGACAATTGGACTGGTCAGGAAGAAGTTAGAAGAACTGCACAACGAACAACGACAAACTGGTTGGGGTGGGGAATCCGATGGGATACAATTCAGGATGAACTTCTTGATGTCGTTGATACTGGAATTTCTAATAGAACTGGATCAAGAAGTCAATTTGTTGAACAAATTGATAATACTTCTGTTGGTGATAGAACTGTCAGTAAAGAGGTTATTTCTTTCATGAGGTCGAGAAACATTGCCTTTAGGGGCAATGGACTTAAACCAAACACTAGAGTATATGCATTCTTTGATGGAGAACCGATAACCGACTATTGTGTACCAAAACTTCTTGAGATTACAATGGATTCTGGAGTATTCCAAGTCGGAGAAAATGTAACTGGTAGAGTTATTATCACAGGAGAAAGAACAGATACTGTAGATATTTCTCCAAGAGTTACATTTAGAGTTGCACAAACAAACCATAGAACTGGTTCTTATGATGCTCCAGTATTAACTTATCCTGAGAATCCATATACAAATTCAATTCTTGAATCTACATATTCTTCAACATCAACTATATTGAACGTTGATTGCAATTCTCTTTCAAATATTGCTGAAGGAACTTATACTGGATTTGTTCAACAAGGAATGGTACTTGTAGGAGAAACTAGTGGAGCAACAGCAACTATTAGTGCTGTTAGATTAGTCTCTGACATAACTGCAACAGTTGCAGGTAGTTTATTCATAGGCGATCCAAATCTACAAGTACATCCATTCTTTGAGACTGGAAATAAGTCGTTTACTCTTGTTAATGATGAAGATGGGGATCAAACGGAAGCAACCACTGCAGCAATTGAAAGTTTTGAAGCGGCTGGAACTCTACATACTGTACAAGAAAATATCATTTCTGTTAGAAATGGTAGGGTGGATACTGTTGAAGATGCACAATCTAGAGACATTAGAAGAGTTGCTGATACCCAAGTTTTATCGTCTGAGGTTATCTCATCTAGAACGTGGGTCTTTCCACCACCACCGCCACCACCACCAAGGCGTCCACCGCCACCCCCACCAAGAAGGGGAGATCCCTTGGCACAATCTTTCTTTGTTGAAGAGTCTGAGGGTATCTTTGTAACCAAGTGTGGAATTTACTTTAATAGTGTTGATGCTGGAGAAGCACCAGTTGTTTTCCAATTAAGAACATTAGAGTTGGGACTTCCCACACAGAAAGTATTGCCATTCTCTGAAGTATTCTTATATCCAAGTCAAATTACAACTTCGGATAATGGATCTGCGATTACATTCTTTGAATTTGACGCACCTGTTTATTTACAAGGTGGAACAGAGTATGCAATGGTTATGCTTTCACATTCTCCAGACTATAGTGTCTTTATCTCCAGGGTTGGAGAAAATGATTTACAAACACAAACTTTTGTTTCCAATCAACCTACTTTGGGTTCTTTGTTTAAATCGCAAAATGCTTCTACATGGGAACCAAGTCAGTGGGAAGATCTTAAATTCCAACTTTTCAGAGCAGACTTCTTAGATACCGGAACTATTGATTTTTATAACCCTGAATTGACTTCAGGTAATAATCAAGTTGCAAAGTTGCTTCCAAATTCTATTGAAATGAATTCAAAAAAAGTAAGAATTAGTCTTGCTTCTACTATTGGCAATACTAGTTTGGAATTTGGTAATACTGTTATGCAGTATGGATCTGATGCAACTGGCAATTATGTTGCAAATGCAGGTATAGCAACAGGAGATCTTAATATCATTAATGCTGGTATTGGATATACTCCTACATCTGGTCAAGTTACTTTTGGTGGAGTTTCTTTAGAGACTGTAACTGGAAATGGATCTGGTGCTACTGCAAACATTACTATTGATAATGGTGTTGCAATTGCAGCAACTATTTCCGCAACAGGTAATGGATATGTTGCAGGTGATGTTTTATCAATTCCAAATATTGGAACTTTGGAATTGGGTAGAAATGCAAGATTCTCTATTATAGGTATTGCCAACACAAACCAACTGGTCCTTGATAATGTTCAAGGAGAATTCTTGACTGGTGTTGCGAATACTATGAAGTATATTTCTAGTGCAGGAATTACTACAGATCTTAATTGGGAAGTTGGTATTGGTACAACCGTAAGTCATAGTGTTTCTGTAGACTCAATTACTACGGTTTCGGATGGTTTGCATATTAAGGTTAATCACAAAAACCATGGTATGTACACGGAGAAAGATTTTGTAACTATCTCTGACGTTATTTCTGACATAAGACCAACCCAATTAAGTATAACTTATACTGCAGATTCTACTGGAGCAATTCAAGTTGGGGATGCGAGTGAATTCTCAACGTTTGAAGGTGTTGGAGTTGGTACTACTAATCCAGGATATGTTTTAATTGGTAATGAAATTATTGAATATACTTCAATCAATGGAAATGATATTGAAGGAAATATTGTAAGAGGTAATAATCCAATTACATATTCAGTTGGAACACCAGTTTATAAGTATGAATTGAATGGAGTTTCTCTTAAGAGAATTAATAAGACTCATAATATGGGTGATGCTACTACAACTAATCCAATTACATTTGATTCATATAATATTAAGTTGGACATGTCTTTGGATGGAGTTGATAGAAATGTTCCAGGTTATCCAAAACTCTACCAGAATACAACAAAAACTTGTGGTGGACACAATGCAAAGGCAACACAAAATATTCCATATGAAGTCATAACGCCTATTGTACAGAATCTAACTGTTCCCGGAACAACTGTAGGAGCAGAAATAAGAGGTATAACTGGTAAGAGTATGGATGGTAATGAAGTTCCATTCACTGACACTGGATTTATTCCTTTAAATCTCAATTCTCCAAATTATCTTGATTCGCCTAGAATTGTATGCTCAAAGATCAATGAGAGTGAAAAACTCTCTGGTGTCACTGGCAACAAGTCTCTTCAGATGAAGTTGACTTTGGGATCAACAAATCCACTTCTGTCTCCAGTAATTGACTTGCAAAGGGTTGCTACTATCCTAACTTCAAATAGAGTCAATAATATTATTACGGATTATACTACTGACTCTAGAGTTAGTAGTGTCACAAATGATCCTACTGCATTCCAATACATTTCTAAAGAGATTGGATTGGAAACTCCTGCAACATCACTCAAGATTCTCTTGAATGCTCATATCAATAATTATTGCGATATTCGTGCATTCTATAGTATTGGAGATAATCCAAACTTTGAACCTCTGTTCTTCCCCTTCCCGGGTTATGATAACTTGGACTATAGGGGGCAGATTATTGATCTTGAGAATAGTGACGGTAGACCAGATCAGTTTGTGACTCTTTCTAATGAATTAGGATTTGAATCCAAAGAAGTTAACTTTAAGGAATACACGTTTACTGCTGACGAACTACCTGCATTTAGATCCTATAGGATTAAATTAGTCATGACTTCTACTAGTCAGACATTTGTTCCAAGAGCACAAGATCTTCGTGTAATTGCACTAGCATAATATGAATAATATGAATAATGAGTATATGAAAGTGAAAGGACGTGAGGGTCTCGCAAGAGACCCTCACAATAACTCAATAATTAATGTTAATTCCTCTGAATATAATGAGTATGTGAAAATGAAAAAAGTAAAAACAAAAGAAAATCAAAAGATAAAAATTATTGAGGAAGATCTTGACACTATTAAATCAGATATAGACGAAATTAAATCTTTACTTGGGAGAATAGCAAATGGATCCTGATTCAATTGAATTATCAGATTTAACAAGAAGTTTTGCATATATGAAAATTGCAAATGAAATAGATGGATGTGATGATAGAGACGAACTAAAAAATATTGCAAAGTCTTTTTGTAAGTTATATTATAAACAACAAGAAACTATTGAGTTTGTTGGATTATCATTTACTAATTCAGATTCATTTACCTAAATATTTTAAAAAGCAATAAAAATGGCGCAACCAAGTAGCAGACTAGAATTAATTGATTATTGTAAAAGAAAACTGGGAGCGCCAGTTTTGGAAATAAATGTTGCCGATGAGCAAATTGATGACTTGGTAGATGATGCTATTCAATATTTTCAGGAAAGGCATTTTGATGGCGTATCACAAACATACTTAAAGTATCAAATTACAGATAAAGATATTGAGAGAGGAAGAGCGCCTGGAGGAGAAGTACCAGCTGCAGGAATTGCAGTCACTAGTGCCACTACCTCAATTGCGGGAGTTTCTACGACCTTTAGTTATAAAGAAAGTAGTAATTTTTTAGAAGTTCCTCCAGATATTATAGGAATAACAAAGATATATCATTTTGATGGCACCAACACTGCAACAAATAATATGTTCAGTGTTAAATATCAGATGTTTTTGAATGATATTTACTATTGGGGATCAACTGAAATGTTGACCTATGCAATGACAAAAACATATTTGGAAGATATTAATTTTCTTTTGACAACTGATAAGGCTATTCGATTCAATCAAAGAATGGATAGGTTGTATTTGGATATTGATTGGGCAAGTGTAAGTGCAGGTGATTACATCATTCTAGATTGCTTTAGATCATTAAATCCAAATGACTATGCAAGAGTCTGGAATGATTCTTTTTTGAAGTTGTATTTAACCTCCACAATCAAACGTCAGTGGGGTCAAAATTTAATCAAATTTCAAGGAGTTAAACTGCCAGGGGGAATAGAACTTAATGGTAGACAAATTTATGATGATGCACAAAAAGAATTAGATGCAATCATGGAAAAAATGTCAAACACATATGAACTTCCACCCTTAGATATGATAGGTTGATATGTTAAATCCATTTTTTCAGCAGGGATCTAAATCTGAACAGAGTTTAGTTCAAGATTTAATAAACGAGCAATTAAAAATCTATGGCATTGAAATATATTATATGCCAAGAAAATATATTACTGA